AGCGAAGCCCAACACCCTAGTAAGGTACGTAAGCGGACGAAAAGCCTAATAAAACCGTCGAGACGTTCTATAGCTAAGATAGATAAAGGAGACCAGTCCAATGTCAAAAGAACAACAAGTAGAAGAAAAAGCCGAGGGTATCGTAGACCGATTCCTCGCTAGCGACTTCGTAACGAACGTAAAGCTCGTAGCTCGAACCGCTAAAAGAGTAATACTAATCGTAGTACCTCTAGGTATATCTACCTACTTACTACATACCCAAAACGATAAGCTCGTACTAGCTCTAGGCGTAGCTATAGGACTCGTAGGAGTACTAAATATACTTACTACCGCCTTTACCGCCGAGAAGCTCTCTACGAAGCCTAAGCGTCGTTAACGAGTGGTATAATAGGAAGCGTGTATAGATATATGAAGTACATAATTTTACTTCTTATCGGGGTAGCCTTAGTAGCGACCGTACTACCGGATAAGAGGGTTTCGAATAGTAATTCTAGTAATAAAACCGAGAGTATTTCTACGACGAGCGTAGAGGCTCTAGGAGCGTCGGAAGTAGCGAAGACGGACGAGAAGCCGGTCGAGACCCCGAAAGCTCCTACGTTCGCCGAATTATCGCTTGAGGAGAAGATAAAAGCTAATCCGAATAACTGCGACTTAACCGTAGAGATAATGTACGAAGACGGTACTTGTCATACTAAAGCCGTAGGCTCGGATACTAACGCCGGTAAGCTTATCGGTAGCGGAGACTGCGAAGCCGAGATTCGAAAGGTATTTCCGGCTAGCGAAGTTAATAACGCTATTAAGGTAATGATTCAAGAATCTAGCCGTAATCCGGCGGTCCATAACTTTAATCCGAGTACCGGAGACGATTCGTACGGTTGCTTCCAGATTAACCTCGCCGGTAATAATAAGCTTACGAGACCACCGGCTAGCGAGTTAATTAAAGCCGAGGTTAACGTAGCTTTCGCTTATAACCTATGGCGTTCGGTAGGTTGGTGTTCTACCGGAGGTTGGCTAAATACTGGAATTAAAGTCGGTATCTGTTAGAATAAGGTTTGAGGTTTTTACGGCTATTAACTTAGTCGGCTATAAATAAAAATATAGCAATAGTTTAGGGAATAAAAAAACGACGGCAACTGCGAGAGCCGTCGTTTTTTAATTGAGTTTTTGTTGTTTAGGTAGAGACCGGAGGGGGTGGGCACCGCCGGACTCTAATCTAATAATACACTATCTTTGTAGAAAACTAGGAGCAATTCCGTTACTAGGAATAGTCGTACTCTTATGACGATAGCGGTCGACTACCTTAGCGAGAAAACCTACTCCGGCGATAATAAGACCGCCTACGTTTACCGGAATATCGAATACAGGTACGGTAATAGTAGCCGAAGCTACCTCCGGACTAGATACGATTACCGTTAGTATTAGAGCTACTACACCGAGTAGCCCGAAGTAGATTCCTCTAGCTATCGTTTTACCGGTCTCGATTAAAGCTTTAGTATCCATTTTATTCGCCTTTCTTTTTAAATATAGGGAAGTTCTTAAATATACCGCTAAAGAAGTCCGTTATAGCCTTTAGGAACGCTTCGATAAGACTAAGCCGAATATCTACGTCTCCGTTACCTACGGTATCGGGGTTAGTATCTATCGGAGTAGGAGGAATAGTCTCGACCGGTACTTCCGTAGTAGGCGTAACTTCCTTAAACGCCTCCGCCGGTAAAGCCCATAGCTTACTATTCGTCTGAGCCCACTTCGAGCGGTAGTACATTACGTTATCCGCTAGAGTAGTCTTATCTACTATCTCTACTTCCGTACCGGCTTTTATAACGTCTCCGATTTCGGTCTTAGTAGTAAGGTCGATAACTCGTAGGTCTCTAGTCGTAACGAGCTTACGAGGATTATCTAGAGGTACGAATACGATAGCCGGAGTAGTCGGGGTAGGTGGTACCGGAATAGGCGTAGGAGAGACGTAATCCTTTACGTCGACGACGTTAAAGCCGTTCGTAGCTCGGATATTACCCTCGTTAAAGCTATAAGCCGTCATATAGTAACGACCGCCTAGAGAGTTCGTAGCGATAGCTACTACGTCGATAAGTTCTCCGGCTCCATAAGTCTTTATAGCTTTAGCGGAAGACCACGAAGTAAAATTAAAATCCCATAGGTTAGTAGTACGAATAACCTCTATACGCTTCGGAGTAATCCGTTCGTAGGTAATTCCGGCGGACGGAATAGGCGTAGGTACTGGGCTATTTTCGGCTTGTATTCGAGCCTTTGCGTTATTCCAACAGTTTTGAGCATATCCGAGGTGTTTTAAATCGGCAGGACATAGAGTAAAAGCGTCCGATACGTCCTGATGATATTTAAGAATAAGATTAGGATAGACTTTAAGACATTGATACATAACTTCTGTAAGCGTATTTAACGTAGCTTGGTCGTAATAACCGTTACGCCAGTCGCCCCGAGTTTCGCAGGATATAGACTCTTGATTCGAAAGCCAGTTACCATTACACCAAGCGGTATTATCGGTATCTACGTACTGTTCGGCGTATCCGTTAAAAGCTCCGAAGTGCGAAGAACCGCCACGATTAGGATTACCCCATAGGTAACGGAGAGTATCGTTAAGTGCCGCCATATGATGTACGGTAAAGTACTTAATAGAACGACCGCCTCTACCGTAAGTAAAATTACTTTCGTGGGCTTGGTAAAACGGTATTCCTGCTACTCTCATATCTTTGGTCTCCTTTAGGCTATAAGCCCATTATACATTATTTAGCTAATTGAGCGATTAGGAAGCCGGCAAAACCGCCGAGAGTAGTACAAGCCGTACCGACGATTATCATTTGAGCCCTTATATTAGAGATACGAGCTTTTAAATTATCTACGACACCGTTTAGGGTAGTTATATCTTTAGTAAGTTGAATAATTTGGTCGGAATAAAGTAAGTTTTGTTTTTCTACGGCGGATATAAGTTTAGTAGTTTGAGAATCTAACTCCTCTCGGAACTCTTTAGAGAGTCTTTTCTCTTGTTCGAGTAGCGAGTTGTCGATAAGAAGTTTTACTTCTGTTTTCGTTAGGTTATCCACGCTATTATTATTTCCTGACATAGGTTAATATTCCGTATCTTTTTGTGGTTAATATAAGCATAACCCTATGGTAACATTTTTTCTGTTAGATTTTAAACATCTTCCGTCGGTATAACTAGTATATAAGGATAGTTTTCCGATACATCTTCTAGCCAAGCTTTAGCTTTATCTAAGGCTTCTTCCTTAGAGCTAGCCTCTACGCCGCAGGAATTAGCATATACAGGGTTAAAATCGACTATATATACGCCTTTGTTATTCTTATCCTTAGCTACGGTTGCTTCTTTAATCGCTTTATCTATCATCATAACCTCCTATAAGTATGCGCTTATTGCATATATTTTAGCGTGCGAGTTAAAGCCGTTAGTACCGGCCATACTTGATTGAACATTACTTTTAGCTAATAGCGTTCGAGTCTCCGTACCGGAGCTTATGGTAATATACTTATCTTTCATACCGTATACAGTAAAAGTCATAAGACCGGCGGTAGGTTGGTCAGCTCCTCCGGATACTGTAAGCTCTGCGTCTGTCTCTGTACTTGTAGTAGTAGAGCTTGTTATATACGAAGCCGCAAAGGTAGAACCGGCAGAGCTATGAGCCCTATTAGAAGCTTGAAAACCGTGTCGCCATATACCTACACCTATAGTAATATTAGCGGTCGAACCGCTTGGAACGTACCAAGTGTTATTTGTAGGAGTGTTACCTTGCCTAGCCGAGGTATCTATAGCTTCTATTTTCCACTTATCTTCTGATTTCGGGAAGCCTAGAGGAGTATCCGCTATAGAATACTGAGGACTTGTAATAGCTTCGTTATTAAGAGTAGTACCGGTCGGGAAGAATACCGTTAATAAAGTAGACGCTACTAAGTGGATAATACCGTACTTTGTACCTCCGGTAGACTGAGTAATCTTAATTCTCATACCGGCGTAATATTTAGTAGTTGCGTCCGTAGGAACGGTAATAGTACCTATACGAGTAGTAGACGACCAAGAAGCGTAAGTCCAAGATTCGCCAGTCGCTACCCAACCTAAATCGGTAATACCGAAAGCGTTAGCTATAGTTATTTTTTTAGCTATATTAGCGGAACTATCTAGTACGACGAGATAATCGTCGGAGGCTAGTGTCGTTAGTTCGGTTAAAGCTGATATTCTACCCATTTTTAGGACTCCTTATTTCTTATTATACATTAACTTGGCTCGGCAGGGTTATTTACATTTTCGAGGACTTCGAGGTTACGCTTAATATCCTCGACTCGCTTATTTACTCTCGGTACGTTATAGGTTAGGGATAGAGGCATTTTATCCGGAGAGTAGTCTTTCGATACGCTCTGTACTACTATTCCGTCTATAAGAGTACCGAAGCCTATAAAGCCTAGCATTTCGCCGACGGCTACGTCTTCTAGGTAAAAAGTACCGTCCTCGCTAATAGTAACGTCTCCGGCGTATAGAGCGTCTCGTAACTGGTCTATATCCGACTGCGATAGAATCGTAGCGGTAGAGCTAGAAGTAACTCGGTTATCCGACTTCTTACGTAGACCTCGACGAGTACCGGCTAACGGAGCTTCTCTAGTTCGCTTAAATAGAGCCGGAGTACCTCCTCCGGAGAATAGTACGTCGTTAACGACTTGCTCTATAGTCTTAACTATTTTACCGTTTACTACTTGCCCTTTTCGTAAGAATCTATCCGGAGTAGCTGATTGTTCTTTAAGGTAAATCGTATCCGTACCGAAGTCGTAGTAGTAATACCAGTTAGCCGGACAAAGTTCGAGTACCTTTTCGATAGCTTCTTTTACCGTATTAGTTTGGAACGTATAGCTAACGAGAGTCTCGGTAACTTCTATAGAGTCGGCGGTATAGTTAATCGCCGCACCTCGGCTTCGAGCGAAGTCTACGATAGAACGTAAGATTTGGCTCGGGTCTTTCGATAAGAAAGGTACGGTCGTATCCGCTCCGGCTTCGTAGAGAATAAAGGCTATATCGCTACCGGTATCGTTAACTAATCCGGTATCGTTCGTAGAATACCAGATAGAACCTCCGGCGTAGGCAGAAGCCGAGGTATAGAAGTTTAGCGGATAAGTTACGTTACCGCCGGTCTTATAGTTATCCGTACTAAATACGAAGTGGTACGTACCTATAGGAAGCGTTATCGGGCTATCGAACGTAACGTCGACGTATGGTACCGGAGTATTTCGGTTTACCGTAGCCGAACCGCTCCCGAAAGTCGTCGTCGGGCTAGACGGAGTACCGCCTACTATAGTAACGTCGAAGTCTATATCGGTATACCAACCGGCGAAAGCGTAAAGTCGAACTTTCGATACTACTTTTTGTGCGGCCATACTAAAGCTTTGAGCTAAATACTCGTAGTCCGTCGGACCACCGCCGTTTATTCCGTAATAACCGCTGCCTTTAGCTCCGGTATCTATATAAGCCGTATCCTCGGTCTCTAAAATAATATTATTAAGGTCTTGCGAGTAAGAACGAATCTCGGAAGTAATACTAGAGCCGTCGAGCGGAAGCTCCCACCTCGGAACGTAGCCTCGGAATATTGTGCGACCTAGAGGATAGCCGTCTTCGACGAGTATCATACTAGCGTCTTCGTTTAAAATAGGGGTATCATCTTCGTTTAATAAAGGCTCGAACTGTCCGTAGATAGAATCGACCTCTACATTTACGTTAGTATCGAGAGTCGTACCAGTACCAAGACCAGTTACCGGAGCTACGTCGATTAAGAACGGAGAATCGTTTTCGTCGGTTAACGGAGCGTCGTCTTCGTTAAGAAGCTCCGCTACTGCCGGCTCGATAGATAAATCGTTACGAGCGAACTTTACCGGCATAGAACCGAGGACGTTATTTATATCTTGCTTAAAGTTAGGCTCGCTATTTACGTCTCGCCAGTCTCCGAGATAATCTCCGGCTTCGGAGCGTACTTTAAATCTAGCTCGCTTTTGGGGTAATTCTCGGTTAGGTGGGTCTATAAAGATACCGCCGAAAGAGCTAGCCTCGGCGTTTATACTTACGTCCCAAGTATAGGTTAGGCGAATCTTTATACAGTCGATATATACGGTAGAAGTACCGCCTCCGGTAGACTGATTACTTTCGTCTATATCTACTTCGATACCGTCGATTACAGCGTCGTCCGGTAGGTCTAGACCGAATCCGGTAACTACTAGGTAGTACGACTTTACGGTACTTACTCCTCCGGCGATAGTTCTACTTCCGGTAGCTATAGCTATACCGAACTTCGGGCTAGAGACTTGAGCACCGGTAATAGACGACTCTCCCCATAAATCGGAAGAACCGCCGAGGTTAGCGTAAGGCTGTATATCCGGAGAGGCTACCTCGTTATTAGCGGTAACTATTACATCGTTAAATACTAAGTGAGCATACATTAGTACGTTTTGAGTTATTCCGTCGAGAGTAAAGAGGCTAGAAGTAGCGTTATCGCTACCGAAAGAGGAGTCGTCTAAAAGTACTTTAGACATTTCTACCCAATCGGTATCGCCTATAGAATCATCTTGAGCTACCCGAGTCGGTAGAAGCCAATCCGTTGTAAATTGCATAACGGTTAAACCTCCCCGATTACTATATCTCCCGAGGCTATCGGTAGATTATCCGTAGCGTTTAACGCTATCGGTAAATCGAAAGCCCCGAAGTATAATAGGTTTCCTCCGCTCGAAGCGTCTCTAATACCCCAATGCGTAACCGTAGAGGCTGGCATAGAGGAGAACGTCTCCGAAGTATCGCTAGTCTTAGTGCCGCCGACGGCGTTAGCGAACGATAATTGTTGTCTAGCGTAAGAACCGCCGGTCGATTCCGTACCGGTATCGTTCTCGGTAGGATTATTAGTATAGAGAGCGAGGTATACATTCGTAGGCATTGTATAACTAGCCTCGCCTAGAACGTGCTTTATAATCTTATTTTTTAGATACGCTGATTTTACGGCTAACATTAGAGCCACCTCCTATAGTAAGTACTTAGAATATCTACGTCTAAGGTCGTAGCGTCGAACGTATACTCGAACGTACCGCCCTCCGGAGACCATACAGGGAATAGACCGTCTCCCTCGATTATCTCATTATTTTTATAAATAATCTCGTTAAAGGAGTCGATAGTTATAACGTCTCCGGCTTGGAATATTTGCGTTATAGATATATAGGTATTCTCGATAGCGTTACCGATAGAGATAGTAGCGTAATCGTCGTCGGGGTCTATAGAGTTAATCGTTATTACCGTAACCGGTTGAGCGAAGTAAGAACCGCCTCCAACTACCGGTATATTAGTAGAAGTAGTTATTCCGGCTTCGTCGACTAGAGTTGTCTCGGTCTCGTCCTTAGCGAACGGATTAGGAGCTACCATACTTAGGTTAAACGGCATACGGCTAACGTCGGTATTCTTTCTAGCGGTCTGTAAGGATTCTACGTTTACTCGCCATACTCGATACGCTCCTCGGTAATAGACCTTTAAATCGAGTCCTCGTCGGTTTACGTAGCTTTTAAGTTGGTCTAAAGCTCCGTCGGCGTTATCCTCGGTATCGGCTTGTATATAGCCGGTTACGTTAATCTTACGGCTACCGAACTTCTCGAATACGGCTTTCGCTCCGTCTTTTCGGGCTAGGTCGAGTACGCTTACCGCTTTAGGAGGAGCGTTAAAAGCGTCGGTCTCTACTATACGAAAGTATCCGGCTTGTAGGTCTAAACCGTCTAAGGTAATCGCTCTAGCCATTTGTCGGTACTCCTTGCATAGCTAACTCGCTAATTCGATTAAATCTATCCCAAAATGCGTTACTCGCTTCGGCGTTCTCATTATGAATCGTACCATAGTTATTAAACGTAATACCGTTATCTATAACTCGGGTTTGTCCGCTACCGCCGTTAGCCATAGTCCGGAGGATATTCTTCGACTCTTGGTTAGAGAAAACGTCCGTACCTCTAGGTAGGTTTACTATCTCTCCGCCTCGACCGGCTACGTCGCCGACTATAGCCGGACCACCTTTAAAGTTTCGAACTCCGGTATAGAGCGTCGGTAGTTTAGGCATATCGAAGCCTTTACCGCCGATTCCTGGCACCCAATCCGGAGCTTTAAACGAAAGCTTACCGGCGGTACTATTCCAAAAGTTAGAGATAGCGTTAAACGCCGTCTTAAAAGGAGCAGATATAGTATTAGCTACGTTACCGAGAGCGTTACCGATACTCGTACCGATACCTTTAAACCAGTTAATAATACCTCCGACTTTATCGGCTACCCAGTTATACGCCGTTACCATAGCGTCTTTTACGCCCATACTAAAATTCCAGTACCATTTTACGGCGGTAATAATCCACTGTATAAGAGTAGCGATTTTATCTATTACCCAAGAGAGAACGTCGATTACGATATTAAGTACGGTAATAAATTGCATTATCGAAGCGAATATAACGCCTCCGATAATAACGGCTATTACTTTAAGTACCGGAATAAGAACCGGACTAATTAAATCCCATAGACGCTGTAACGCCGGTAAGAGGTTATTTACGAGAGAGTCCTTTAGCGATTCGAGAGCCGGCATTATTATTGGTCCGATAACCTCCCATAGCTTATTAAAGGCTTCTTTCGCCGCATTTATCGTATTCTGTAGCCCTCCGAAGTGTTGTACTACTAGGAATATAGCTCCGCCGATAGCCGCAATTACGGCGATAATTATAAGACCGGTAGAGCCGATAGCCGCAATAGCCGTAGCTAGAGTACCGAGAATCATTAGTAGTGGTCCGATAGCCGCAACTAAGCCGACGACTACGAGAATAATATTCTTAGTTTTATCGTCTAATTTATTAAACCAGTCGAGGACTTTATTACCTACTTCTAGTATTTTATTCCATATAGGAGCGAGCTTTTCGCCTAATTGAGCCGATAGCTCTTTCATACGCTCGGTAGACATACGAGTCTTATTCGCTAGTCCGTCGGAGGTACGAGCGAAGTCGCCTTGAGCGTTTTTCGTTTTATCCATTACGTAAGAGTATCGAAGCTGTACTAACTCGGCTTGCGACATTTCGGACATTGACTTATTTATACCTTTAGCTCTAGCGAACTCCTCTAGGTTAGTTTGAGTCATTACTACGCCTAGACCCTTTAGAGCTTCCGTCTCTCCGGTATAGATACCGGCTAAGGCGGTTTGAGCCCTTTCGAAAGATACGTTCTTAAACGAAGCCATATCCGCCCCGAGTTGCGTTAATCCCATAGACATTTTAGAGGCTTCGACTTGCGTCTGCCCCATACCAGTACCCATATCTCCGAATAGAGCCGTAGCGTCTAAAGCGGATTGTTGAGCTAGACCCATAGATTTAATCGAGTCTTTAGCCCACGCTTTAACCGTAGCGGATTGCTCTCCGAACGATACGTCTACCTTGTTAATAGTTTCTTGTAAGTCGGAGAAAGCCTTAACGCTAACTCCTGCCATAGCGACTATAGGTAAGGTTAATCCGGCGGTCATTTTACCGCCTACGTCTTTCATTTTCGTACCGATTTTATCGAGCCTATCACTAAGACCGCTAAACTTTTTCTCGGCGTCATCTACGTGGCGGTTAACCTCGTCGAAAGCCTGTTTAGCTTTGTTATGAGCCTCGATTAAGATTTTTAGTTTAGCGTCATCTGTCATAGTTATATGATACCACTTTTACGACTTACTTTGATTCTCGTTATACTCGGCTTCTATTTCGAACTTTATAGAAAGTAGCGTAATAAACCAAGCCGGTTGTCTAACGTAATCTTGGTAGGTCCAGCTCATTAACGAACAAAGTTGTATTATCCCGAATCGGCTATCCGAGAGTCTTACTTGCTTGTTTCCGGAGAGGACTTTGTAGTACTCGTCTCTGAGCTGTTCTCTTTTTTTTCGTCTACGTCTCCGTCGACTACTTTCTGTACTTCCGCAGTAACGAAGCTATAGTCTTTAGCTCGCATATTAAGAACGGCGTTAAGTACGTCGCCCTCTTTACCGTCTACGGATACGACTACGGCTTCTATAGAAGCGTTTTCTTGGTCAGATAGCATAGTCTCGCTAAGTTTAGGAGTAAGCTTCTTACCGTCGGACGTAGTACCTACGCCTTTAAACATAGCTCCGTCAATTTTCTGCGACTCTCGTCCGGTTATCCAAGAACGAAGCTTTACTACGTGTCCTTTAATCGGGGTTACTATTTCGTGAGTATCTCGGTCTTCCATAATACTGGTCTCCTATTTAATTTACTTACTAAGCGTAGTTAGTACCGGTCTGCGTATTAGTAAGACGAGCGGTTATCATTTCTCCGTCGGCTTGGCTATAGAGAGCGGTAAAGTTTAACGTCTGCTTTAGAGGGTCGTTAGCGTCCCAACCTCGTTCGAACTCCTCGAATACTACTTCGTTAAGGTCGAATCGTAGTTGTGGGTTATGAGTAGAGCCGAGGTCTACGGTCGTATCTATCATATCGACTCGGATAGCTCGGTGCGTATTAGCGAATACATAGGCTCGTTGAGTCGTATCTTCGAAGTAAAGCTCGATAGTACCGGTAACGCTAAACTGCTTGTTAATTATATCTTCCGGCTCGTTAGAACCTAAGACGTATAGAGCCTCGGCGTTCTTAGCGATTTCCATATTAAAGCTTGTTACGTTAATAGCGGAAGCTCCGTCTAGTCCTGCGGCATTAGAAGCTAGTTTTAGGCTAACTTGACTAGGAATAAACTCGACTTCGTTCGTAAACGCCGGCGTATTAGAAGCAGAAGCGGACTTCTTACTAATAAGGTTTACAGTTCGCATTACATAATCGTCGGTAGATACTTCTAGAGACCAAGAATTAACCATAGCGTACGGCGAACGTACGTCCTGTATATCGTCTACGTAGCCGATAGTAAGACTCTTATGGTCGTTCGAGTTAACTAAAGCGTAAGCGTGGTCGAAAACGTCGCTAGTGCCTCTTTCTGTAGAGACCGGAGAGCCACCGAATACCGCTACAAGCTCGGCACCTACGGAGTCGATAAAGATTTTACCGCCGTATTCGCCCTCGCCCCATAGCTTAACTATATCAGCGTCGTTATTTTCTTCGATTCGCCCCATAGCGGAGTCGTTCTTTACGTACTCGACTTTATCGTCGAAAGAATAGCTTTTAACTGGTACCCAAAAAGCCGGAGCTTCGCCTGTACCCTTAGTAGATTCTACGGCGATACCTATAGCACCGGTACGACCTATTACTTTAGCCATTATTTAGTCTCCTTTTCTTCTTGTTTAAGATGTTTTTCTAACGCTTTTTCGGCTTCCTCTTGGGAGCTAGCCTCGACGCTAAAGTTATGACGAGTAAAATTATATACCTTTAGAGAGGTAGTCTTTTCTTCGACTACTGTTTCTTCCGATTTAGATTTTTCTTCTGCTTTAGACATTTGCGTTAACTCCTATAGCTTAATGATACTATAACACGGCGATTTAATATAGATTCGGCTTCTGTTGCGTACTTTCTACGTTAAAGCGAATAATACCCTCGACCGAAAAGATATTCGTACCTCGTTTTTCCACACCTAGACCGTAGTCTATTTGTAATCCGTTATCGTTAATAGATATAAACAGGTTATCCCCGAGTTTTTGATTCTTCCGGATAGCGTACGCCATTGTCTTAGTCTTTAATTTAAAGTCCGTATCTCTCGCTTCGATATATTCGTAGAGCTTATTAGTACCTTTAGAGAGGTCGAAGCTCTCGTTTAGGTCTCTAGTCCAGTCGTAGATAATAGCTATTACGATAGGCTGTACGTGCCGGTCTTGCATTGTACCGTCGGAGAGTACCGTAGTACCGTCTCGGGCTACGCTAACTACCGGTAGGTCGCTTTTAGGTTGAGCTAGAACGTCGCCATAAACGTAGTGTCCGACTAAATCGGCTGGTCCGTCGGCTTCTAGCATTTCTATTAGAGCCTTTAGTATCGGGTCTCGGTATTCGGCTAATCCCATATTAAGCGTTTCCTCTCATAGCTCTTATTATATGCTCTTGGAACTCTTTTTGTATAAATTGTTGGCGGTCTCGGTCTATTTTCATCATTACACGCCGAGGAAGTCGCTTACGGGGTTTATTCGATTGGTGGTATTTAAAGTAAGGAGTTGGGTTAAATATCTCGATATAGTCCGGACCAAGATTCTGTTTAAAGTTTCGTCTCATAGCCGAAGTCTTCTCTAGTAGAGGGTGCGGTAAGCTATCTTTACGTGGTACCCAACGACCGAATAAAGCTCCTCGGGAGGAGAAGTTCGTATCTATAGAGCCTCGTACTTCTGCTCCTATACGGAATAGCGGACGTTTAAAGTCGCTAATCTCGGAGGGTATAGTAAGAAGCCGTCTCGATAGTTGCTTTTCTCCCTCTAGGGTTACTTTTAGCTCTATCATAAGATTATTAGTTTCCTCGCATAAAGTGTTCGTCTACAGATACGGATTCGTTAAGGCTAGAGAGGTCAGTATTACGAGCGAATAGATTACCGTCGCTTCGGCTAGATACGCCTACTCTAGAGCTAGAACCGGTAGCGTCGGCTATTTCGTTTATAAAGTCCATTAGCATAGATTTAGCGGACGAGAGCTTCTTATATCCGTCCTTAGAGCTTTCTTCGGTATCGGCGGATAGTCCGTAGTCTCTAATAAGAATTAAAGCTCCGGCGTAAAGACGAACGAAAGTTTTAATCGTAGCCGGTACGTCGGTATCTTGCCACGTCGTATAGTCGAGAATACCCTTTAGCTTACGTTGAGCCCAGTCTATAGCCTCTTTACGGTACTTATCGACCTTAGCGTCGGATAGAGCCGATTTAGCGTAAGAACCGAGTACTGTAGCCCCATTAGCCGGAGCGGAGGCTAGAGTAATAGCTCCGGTCTCTACGTTTACGGCGTTTACCGTAACGGCTACGTCGTTTACGTAAGCGATAAAATCTCCGTCGACGGCGGCAACATCTATAACGTCGTTATAGTTACGGTCGACGATAAAGGTATTCTTAGCGTAATAAACAGTATTGACGCCGTTAGCTAGACCGGTTAATTCCTCGAACTTAACTAGGTGGTAATGTCCGGATTCTTCTCGTATATCTTGGTAGGAAGAATAATCTTTATCGCTAACGGCTGCCATACTATCTACTCCTTTTAGTTTATTAAGAAGTAGCGTCTACGATAGCTTGGGCTACTTCGGTCTTTGTCTCTAGTTTATCAGCATTTTCGATTTTAAGCTCGGTAGCCTTAGCGTTTAGCTCGTTACGACTTAGCTTTAGTAGCTCGTCTACGCTCGGAGCTTCCGGAGCGTCGTCGCTAACTTCTTCCGCTTCGTCGCTAGAAGTATCTTCGCTATCCGTATCCTCTGTAGTAGAGACTTCTTCGGTTTCGGTGGCGTCGGTGGTTGGTGCGTCGCTTTCGCTTTCGCTAGTCGTCTCGCTCGTGTCTGATTCGCCCTTATCCGAGACACTCTTAACTGTGAGTCTTGCGTCATCTTTAAATACCTTTACTTCCTCGTTAGTCAATTCGAGAACTTGAGGCTCTAGAACCGTAAACTGTATTCCGCCTCGGTAATAAGTTCGTTTAGCTCCGCTCTGATTAGAAGCTAGTAATTTGATTTCGTACTTTTTCGTCTGTGCCATAAGTTTGGTCTTCCTTTATCTTATTAGATTATTTAAGTATCTAGGGAGGAAGCGTATTCCTCCTCCCTATTATACTAACTTTAGGCTACTAACGAACCTACAGCCTTTTGATAGAGACCGTAACCTGCGTTACCTCTCCAGTAAGTACCGTAGTAGTTTTTCTTTCGCATAAAGTTGCTTTCGCTACCTTCTTCGAGAGCTTCGAAAGGAATAAACTCCCTTTCCTGAACTACGAATGGCTTAATGATACCGGCTACGTTAAGTAGGTACCAGTTGTTGGTATCGCTTAACCAGTCGGCTACTAAGATTCGAGCCTTGCCCTTTAGAGTGTTAGTAGCACCGCTAGAGTTAACTAGAGCTTCGAAAATTGTCTCGGCTGTAGCTTCTAGGTCGGCTGGAACTACGATAAGTAGGTCCATATTACGATTCATTGTAGGACGACCGAAGTCATCTTTCATTTTACGTAGCATTGTCCTAGCTGTTTGGAAGCTAGTAGCGTCTAGAGCAGAAGTAATTTTGTTACTCTGCGTAGCACCTGTCTCACCGATTGGGTGGTCAGTATCAAAGAAGTACTGTCCATCGTAACAGAGGCTAGTAAAACCGCCAGGGAGCAAGGTTTCGAAGACTAATTCGTCGGGGAAAGCCTTAGCTGATTCGCCGATACTCTTAGCTTGGATACCGTACTGTCCGGTCTGGTCGTCCTTAATGTCTGCGTGATTAACTTCGATAGAAGCTTCGTACTCCTCGTTAGTAATCGTATAAGTGTGCTCAAGAAGCTTTTTAGGGATTCTTTCGCCTTTCATTTTACGAAGACGTGGGATACTACCAA